AAACCTAATCCCTGAGGACGAAGTTGATGAGTTCTTTCAGGATACAATGGTTTACCTTGAGGGTGGAGATATTGACCCAGTGTTACAGAAACGAACAACAGAGTTCATTGACAAGGTTATCGCTGTTGTTGAGGAGAAAGTAACCAACGGTTTAGGTGATAAACTAGCCGAAGAAATCTACGAGTTCCTAGATAAAGGAGGTGAATAATGCAAGCCCCGTTAGTGAAAAACACTGATGCAGTCTATGGTATGTGGCAAGGAGAACGCATATGCGAAATCCTAGGATACACCAAAGGTCATGAGTGGGATAGAGATAGTATTCTGAACTACTTGGAAACGCTTGTTTATGTTCATGATAAATGGATTGAGAACGGCGCACATTATTCAGCGGACTTTGAGACTATAACACCACTGTCATTTGATGGGATTAATCCGCTGCAGTGTTATAAGTTAATCCGAGATGCCGTTCACCAACTAGCGTTGCAGTTCCCAACAGTTGCAGTGGCAGACATAATCCTTAAGTTGGGTATCAGTATTGAGGAATTCCAGACGGCTGTATCTGTAAACAAGAACAAAACTATAATGACCGAAACTGGGTTTCGTTCATTTAGTATTGCTTGCTTAGCAGATAAGCCTAACTTTGCCAAGATAGGTAGAGACTTTGGTACTGGTGTTAATACTATGAAGTTCTATAAAAAACTATTCAGAGAATTAAAAGAACAGCAAGGACAAATCATTGACAAGGAATGATACACTGTTCTTAACAAGAACCAAGAGTACTAGAGATACTAGAACTGTCCATGCTAAACAGGGAGAAATATGAAAATAGACCAAGAAAATAAGGTTATTTATGTCCGTCAATCTTGGTTGGGTGACATGGCAATCTGCCCTGAACGGGCTAGATTGGGTCAAGTTAAACCTGAGTTCCGTACTGGTAGTGATGCCACTATTATTGGTACAGCGGTTCATGCTGGTATTGAGCAGGTTTTGCGAGGCGAAGCCGTAGCATTTGAGGATATGTTGGAGTTCGTTAATAACGAATATGAAACCTTGGAGAAAACGAATTACACCAAGACCAACATTGAGGAAGATAAAATCCCCAACTACCTTGAGGCTATGTCGCTGGCTTTCTATAACGAAATCCTACCTAATGTTAAGTTGGGTGGTGAGGCGGAATTCTTTTTCCGTGCCCCATTAGGTATCACGATTGACGGTTATGATGTGCAACTTGAGGGTACTATGGATTACATTGACCCTGATGGTAACATTTGGGACTGGAAAACAGCGAAGCGTATCTATAACCAAAAGGAAAAACAGAAGTCTGCTATTCAGCCGACTGTTTATGCCACAGCGGTTAGGAACTTGGGGCTAGCCGAGAACCCTACATTCACTTATGGTGTTATGGTTCGGCAAGAAACTCCGAAGGCACAGATTATGTCTGTTACTCGTAGCGCTGAACATTCCCGTTGGTTGCAACATTATGTTAAGGGTGCGGTGACAACAGCCTTGAAGTCGGGCTATCAAGATGAATGGTTGATGAATGACAGCAGTGCGCTGTGTTCGTCACAATGGTGTTCCTATTGGAGTGTCTGCAAAGGTGCTTTCAATTTGGAATGATTGACATGCAAATGTTAATCTAGTAAACAACAACAACATAGTTAGGAGAAAGATATGAGTGCCGTATCAAAAGACCAAAGCATTATCTTGCAGGTAGCAGGTAAGATTGCAGCGGATTTAACACCTAAGTCAGATGACATTAACACTAATGTGTCAAACTGGATTATGGCGTTTGACGCTGTTTCTGAAGGCTTGTTTACCTCTATGGGTATGACGGGTGCAACTCCTGAAGAAGTACAACAGCAGGTTATGGACGCTTTCGGTGCTACCACAGTGGCAACACCAGTAGCAACCCAAACCTTTAGTCAGCCTGTTGGTGGTGCTGTCCGTATTAAGGGCAAGCAACATGGTCCAATTCCTGATTGGCTTATTACCGAATGTGCTAAGGTCGGAGTGACCGAAGTATGGGATAACCGTGATGGACTTGCGGCTAATCCTAAGCGCCCTTGGTTCAAGGCAACCGTAGGTGATAAAGCCTTTTGGGCACCACGAGGTAAGTAATGACACCTGCTCCTGATTACACGGAGCGTTGGGCAAAGATTGGGCGGGGAGAGAACATCTCCCCGCCTGATTTGTCTATGGCTCCAAAGTTTAATTACTATTCGCCTCTTGCTAAAGCGGCTGATGATTATGTGCATTGGGCACAAACCCCACACGAACGCATTTATCTAGGGTTCGCTGAGATTGACTCACAGATGAAAGGTATCGCCCCGTCAGAGTTGTGTCTTATTAACGGCTATTCGCATAGCGGTAAGACATTGGCGTTGCTACAAATCCTTGTTGCCAATCGTGATAAGCGTGTAGTTTATTTCTGTCCTGACGAGCCACGCACACTAACCCTTATCAAGTTGGCTTGTGTTACACATGGGTTAGATGCAAACGAATTTGAGCAACAGATTGCTAGTGGCAATAATGCCAGCATTAACTTGTTGCGTGAAACCGCTAACGAATACTTCCCTAATCTGGCTGTGTTTGACCAGACCGTATCGCTCATAGATATGGAACGGGCGTTAGCAGAAATAGAAACAGTTATGGGTGACCCACAGTTAATCGTTGTGGACTACCTTGACCTGATTACAGGTGGCGGTGAAGATGTACCGTCTAAGGCTAACAGTATTAAAGCGTTCGGTAAACGCCACAATGTTCCGTTGCTTGTGTTGCACCAAGCCTCACGCACTTCAGGTGCTGATGGTAAGAAGCAGACTATTAGTTCGGGTGCTTATGGTGGTGAACAACAGGCTACACACATTATTGGTGTACGCCGTAAGCGCTTTGAGATTGAAGGGCATATCCGTGAACTGCAAGAGAAACTTGACAGGGCTACAAATACGGAACGCATTATAGAGAAGATTGAGTCGCTTCAATATGACCTGCGTATCCATATGGACACAGTTACATTAAACCTTGTTAAGTGCAAGCGACCTGCTTCGCAGTTGCTTGACGACATGGACTTCAGTATTGAATATGGTACTGGTCGTTTGCATAGGTTGGAAACGGGTGTGCTACCTTGGAAAGATGTCCAACCCAGCGTGGACAAACCAACAGAACAACTAACAATAACAGACGCATTGGAGGACTGGTGATAGAAGATTACGCACTTGACCCATTCGTAAAACTATTTGCAGGTCGTGATGATGTTTACGGTTCCAACGAGGGCGGTTGTGTAAAGTCACGGCTAGATGGCACTGTGCTACAAAACCACTTCAACGGTACAGCGCCAATCGGTATCTACCCTGTCGTGCCCCGTGACGGTATATGTTATGTCGGTTGGGGTTGCGTGGACTTTGACACCACAGACTCACTAGACCATGCCACCAAACTCTATGATGCTTTAATGGAAGCAGGCGTGCAATCATGGATAGAACGCTCACGGTCAAAAGGTTACCATGTGTGGGTATTCGCTGACCGTCCTGTCCCTGCTGTAGATATGCGACAAATGCTTATCGTTGCATGTCATGTTGCCGAGGTTCCAACAACCGAGGTCAATCCAAAACAAACCACACTAGCCAAAGGTTCATACGGCAACTATGTTCGCTTACCTTATGCTGGCATACTAGAGGACGCATACACAGACCGTCAGCGTATCATTGAACGCAACCATGCCACATACCACATGCCTCACCCACCAATGCCATTCATGGATTTCGTTACATCTGCTAATGCTAGCCGTGTGCCAGCAGACACCATAGCCCACATCTCCAGCATGTACCAGCCACCAGTCAAGCAGACGGTCGCTGGCGTTGTAGCATACGACGCTACACTTGACGAGGCTATGCAATTACTCAGCCCATTAGGCAAGGTTATATGGCGTGACGGTCCACTTACAGGCAAAGACCGTTCATCAACCCTAGCCAAACTAGGACACGAGACTGTTCGCAGTGGACTTAACCCTAGTCAAACCAAAATAGTATTACGCACAGCAGACCAGCGGTGGGGCAAATATCATTTGCGCCACGACGGTGACCTAGAAATAGACAAACTCGTAGTAAGGGTACATTCATGATGCCATACATTTTATCACTAATAGGGGTAACAGCATTAATACTTATAGGAAAAAGAAAAGAACTTGGGTGGGCGTTAGCCTTTACGAACGAATGCTTATGGCTTCTATTTGCCATAGCAACGAAGCAGTACGGTTTCATTATTGGGGCATTAGTTTACGGTTCTGTTAATGCTTACAACTATCGCAATTGGAGAAAAATGTGACAACAATCTTAGCAATCCAAGGTGACAATTTCGCTGCCATATGTTCAGACTCCCAGTGGACAGATGAATATGGTCGTGTCGGCAAAATGGCGCAATCAAAAGTTGTGACAGTTGGCAGATACCTTATCGGTATCGCTGGCGACACGAGGGGTGCAAACATTATACAACATATGTTTGCTCCCCCAGCGTTACCCGTAAAACTTAGCGGAACAAAACTTGCTAAGCATATGGTAACGCAGTTCATACCAGCGTTACGCACAGTGTTGGAGGAGAACGGATTAGGTCGCCCACAATACGATGACCGACCAGCGGAATCCTCCAACGACATTCTAGTATTGGCTAACGGAACCATCTTCCAAATAGACACAGACTACGGAACAGAGGTAGATGCTAACGGCATATACGCTATAGGTTCTGGCGGTCATTTTGGTTTAGGCGCATTAGAAGTGTTGACAGCGAAAAAGAAAATCACTATCCCATACGCCAAACAATCGTTACTTAAAGCAGTAGCGATTAGCGCAAAATTTGATAGCGGTTCAGGCGCACCATTCCATACCTTTGTCCAAGCCAAAGCAATCTAATGGCAACTAGGAAAAAGAAAGAACAACCCGTATCCAACGGAGTGTTCGTGCCTATCAAGCCAACACCTAAAGGTCGCCCACGAATGACACGCCGAGGGCGTGTCTTCACACCTAAGACAACCTTAGACGCTGAAGCAATCATTAACGCAGCGTGGACAGGAGAATGTTATGATGGGCTTGTTGTATTAACTTGTGAGTTCTCACCTGAGGGCACACGCTTTACAGTTAATCCAGTGTCCGATAAAGCCATGCAACCAAGCAAACTGCGTGGTGACTTGGACAACTATGTAAAACTACTAATGGACGGACTTAATGGTAAAGCATGGCTAGACGACAAACAGGTAGTGACTATAGTAGCAGTAAAAAGATGAACCCAAACAACTCCGACTACGACATTCCCGAACGCAGGTTTGACTGGCAAACAGACCTAAAGTTTGGGAAGAAAGGCGAGGGGCTGGTTGAAGATTTCTTAGACACCATTAGCGAAGGTGCATTTGAAGTTAAGACAGACCGTTACCGTAATGGTCGCATGGTGTTGGAGATGGAACAAAACCCTAGATTAAAGAAGGACGAGAATGGCAAACCGTTTTGGAAACCTAGTGGACTTGCGGTTACGAAAGCGAAGTGGTGGGTATATGTTTATACGCTTGATGGTTCGTTTGTTATTGTTTCCGTTGACCGTATTAAGAGATATTTGGCGGCGCATAGCGACCGCTTTAATCGCAAGAACTATAAGAAATTCGCTGTCCAGTCAGGCAACCCAACAGCGGGAATCCTATTGGAACCAGAAGATGTAATGGACATGATGATTAACAAGGCATATGATGAATAAGTGGAACGCACCAAAATCGTTTAACGATTTCCCAGACCAACCCTCACCAAAACATTACATGGAAGTTGACGAAGACATTGAATGGTTAATGCAACCGTTGGTTTACGAAAACCCTGAAAAGGAATCTTTGGCGTTGTCTGAACTTATGGCTGATGTTATGGAATCAATGGACACAGTTGACCAGCAGATGCTACACTTGATTTACTATGAACGCAAAACATTTCAAGAAGCCGCAGGTGAATTGGGCATTAAAGCGAAGTCCCATGCTTGGCGTAAAACCCAATCCGCTTTAGACAAGTTTGGCGAAGCAATAAAAAACAATCCGCAGATAATGGAAATACTAAACAGCAAATACGACTTGGGAGAATAACATGAGAAAACATTTTCATAAAACATTTAATGAAGCCGCCAATGCGGCTGGTAAAACATTAGAGAAAATGGCTGACATGATGGTTCCTGAAAAGAAACCATTTGAATCAGTAGAGAAATATATCAGCAGATGGATTAAGTCAATGTCTGAGAACAGCCGTCACCACCGTGACGATGCACACCTAGCAACAATGGTTATACAACACGCTGGTGCTAACGCAATGAAAATCCTGAAGAACGAAAACAAGTATGACCATGAAGAAATGGTCACCCTATTGTGCAAGAAGCAACACGACTATGGTCATAACAACATCACAAACTTTGGTATAGTTGGTGTTGCAATTCGTGTGTGCGACAAAATTGCCCGCATAGAAAACCTACAAAAAACAGGTGCACCCAGCAATGAATCATTGTTGGACTCATACATTGACATTGTGGGTTACGCCATGATTGCAACCATGCTTCACGAGGAATCATTCAGACTAAAACTAGCAAAGTAATATGGAAAAAAAACTAGACATCAAAAAACTTAAACAACAACTAGAGTTATTGGAAACAGAACTAGAGTGCTTGGGTTCCCCATTAACACACATACGCCGAGTGCATGATATAGAAACCTCAATCAAATGGCTAGAGAAACATGTCAAGTGAAGGATTTGACCCCGATGACATGTACGAACTAGAAGGCATCTTCACCGAAATAGTATCCGACAACGAAGATGGCTTCGTCATAGAGTTCATCATCTCTGTCCTCGCTGCCAAAGAACTAATAGACTTATGGGAGTTAGCACAGGACGGTAATGCGGAAGCGCATTACCTATGTATGGAAGAATACGGAAAGATTATAAACCACCTAGAAGAAGCCATTTATGGCGTGGACGAATAATCCTTTTCAATCCGTTGTTTCTTTTCCAACTCATCTTCCAATGCTTTAATATTAAAGTCACGCCTAATAAGTTCGGACTTTTCTTGGTCGGGACCAACACCCTGATAAGGGATACCAAACCAGTTAAGCACACTTGACAGCCAGCGTTCATTCAAGTTCGCTTTACCACCAGTCCAACCACCAGTCAAACGGTTAATCTGTTGCAACGGCACAAGTGCTTGTTCAATAATGTAACTAACACCAGCGTGCATCAACCAATCACCAGTCTTAGGGTCACGGTCAATGAACTTATACATGCCCAACTTCGCCATAAACTTAGCAACATACTGCTCATAGCCACGAGCCTCAGCGTCCTTCTTAAAAGGACCAACATCTATGCCGAGTTGACGCTTAGCACCAAACACTTCAAAAGGAACTCTTAGCGTTGGGGTCACATTGCCAATAAGTTTCATTGGGTTAAGCAAGTTTTCAATCTGTTGACGCATGCGAACATGAGGCAAGTCAGGGCGCAACAAAGAACCCAAGCCAACTTGCAATGGACCGTAATCCTTAATCCACTTAGGGACAATCATTCCCTCGTCCTCAGGGGTTGTTGGGTCGTCCTCAACCAATGGCAACGCTTGCTTAATCTTATCATACTGGTAGTATGCTTTAGGTCGTGTAGCCATCTGTGTAATCTGCAACGGCACATTTCGGCTAGTCCAAATCCAAAACGGAATCAACTTCTTAGCCGCTTCGTCCAACTGTGACAAATCACCGTAATCAAAGTGAACACGGCTAATGCGTGCTACCGCCTCATCAATCGTATGTCCCTGCCGAACAGAGTCCAACGCCATAGGAATACGCAAAGCCCGTTCAACAAAATCATTCTTACTGGTAAATAGATTTAAGTAAGGGTTGTCGCCAAGTTTCCACTTGGCGCTAACAGGATTCTTATCCATCCACTTAGTGACTTTCCAGCGTTCAACAACAGGCATAGCGTTATCTGTGCTAGTTCCACGACTGGTAGCATAGACAATCTCCATAACCTTATTGGCTTCAGCAACAGCAGCAGGATTGTTAACATCAATACCAGCCCGTTCCATCCAATCAAGATAAGACTTACCAGACTTTTTCCAGTTAGACTCATTACGGATAATTGGACCCTGTGCACTAGCCCACTTAGCACCTTCAAGCATATGGTCGCCAGTTACACCGTCAGCATAGTTCATGAAAGTACCGCTATAACCGTTACGAACCAAAAAGCCCATAGTGTTAGTAACATACTTTTTCCAGTAACCTTGGTTACGACCAAGCGCTTTAGCAAACTTCCTCAACTCACTTGGGTCATCAAGCCTCTTAAGACTAGGCATCCAGCGTTCTAGCACCTCTTTAGGCATTTGAACACCAAGTGCTTCCAGTTCCTTCCAACCTTCCTCAGCCTTGTCATAAATGATTCGTCCGCCACGGTCACCCATCTCGGTCAAATAGGTTTCCAAAGACAAGTCAAATAGGTCTGCTTCAACTTTAGCCAGCGCAACTTCGTCCGCCAACACAATCTTAACAACCTTGTCGTATGCTTCACGCACAGCAGGGTCATCAATCAGCGAACTGCTAGCCATCATCTGTTCGGCTTTCTTAACCCAAGCCGCATTAGCACCAACACTAACACCTTGGTCTGGTATGTTACGCAAATGTAACACCATAGCGGCAACTTCACCGACGATTTGTTCTTCTAACTCTGGAGTCCAATCCTTCAAAGCCTTAGCGTTATCAAAGTTAATCATGCGTTCAACATTCAAATCTTTAATACGGGTTTCAATGGCTTCAACACCAAACTCTTTTTCAGTTGTAGCCCACACCTCATCATCAATACGGCTGTAAGTTTCCTGAATTCTATCCTCAATTTTGGATAGTTTACTTTCAGCCAAGAACCTAGGTATAAGTTCACCGTTAACAAGAACCATGTCCTCGTCAGCCTTTTGTGCAATCTTGGCGGTTTCCAGCAACTGTTCACCACGGAACAACTGGTCTTCCAATTCACGCCTAGAAGCCTGAACAATCTCAACATCTAAGCCGTCTTGCGCAAGCGAGTCGGCGTTATCCATAAGTTGCAAGCGTGACATTTCAGTTGTGTTGTCAAGAATACTGTCAGCCAACGCATTGTCCATGACGAACTGTACTTCATCATAGTATTCTGTGCCAACCTCTGGGGTTGGCGTAGTCTTATGAACCAGAACAGACCAGTCGCTGGTTCCAGCGTCATCAATCAACGCTTTAGCGGGGACAAGAATACCATCAAAGCCTTCTTGGTCAGCAGCGTTAATAAGCGATTCAAAGAAATCGTTAACAACACGGCGTGACACAGCCTCAGCGTTAGGTGCATCCAGCGCCGCAATAACATTGTAGTTAGAGTCTTTAATCATGTTAAAGAACGCAGATACTTCACCATCTGTCAGGTCAATACCATCGTCAATAGCCCTGTTAACAACTTCGCTAAACTGTAGGAAGCCGTCAATAAGCATAGCCTTCTCAGGGTTAACCTGCCACAGTAGGTCATCAACTCTACCGTTTTCAAAAGCGTCATCAACGACACTATTCCAAGTTAAGTCTGGTTTGCCAAGTTTGCCCCAACTGTAACCAAACTCATATAGTGTGCTTGGGTCATCAACCATAGCCAACATGTGGTCAGTTGTGCGGAAGTCAACAAGTTGTTCCTCAGGGATTGCGTGACGCATAATTGAATCAGGCATTTGCCTGAATGTGTCAACCTCGCCAGCAGGAATATACGATGTCCACATCTGATAAGGGATAGGTTCGCCAGCGACAGGTGGTGAACCAAACAATACACCAGTACTGGAGTATGACGCTGCTTCACGAACAGCGTCAAGTTCCTCATGTCCACCCAACTGTGCAAGAAGTTCTGTGCGCTTATCGTCCAATATCTTTAACTTCTGAATATTCTCAGAAGTTTTAGGTGTAGCATCAATGTCGGCAATAATCTTATCTAGTTTAAACTGCAACGCAGGAATCTCATGGTTGCTGAAAGCCTTGCCATCATTAAGCGAACGGCTAACTCTCTCGGCAATCCATTCCAACGGTTTGTCCACAAGTTCCGAACCATCAGAGTTCGGAAATTCTGCATAATAAATTTGTGTTAAACGCTGGCGTGCAATATATCGGTCGCCTTGACCAGCAATAATAGCCTCACGCAAGTTATGTGCTTCGGTAAGCAAACCAACATGTGCGTCAGCCCAGTAACCCCGCTCCTGAACACTAAGACCCATAGCATACTGGCGTGAATCCTCAAGACGCTTAATTAACTGCTCAAGTTCACCAGCAATTCTAATTGCCTCATCGGTATTAGCAGCCTTAGCCATATACACACCATCAAGTGCCTGAGTAATAATACCCGTAGCCTCACGGAATTCTTTGGCAACTGCTCCCCTAATTTTTGTTGTGTCAGCACCAACCTTAACACGCTTTACCAAAGTTGCACGCAACCGCTCCAACTTGGACAGTTCATCACGCATGGAAGAAAGCAACTTAGCGTCAGGTATAACCTTATCAATCATCAAAGGCTTAATAACATCGGGACCATAGTTAAACATGGTGTCAACAAACCTGAGTCGTGCGTGTGCACGAGCCACACTTTGACCATAACTTTCGGTAATGATACGCAAATCTTCTTCAAAGAAGTTAGCCCTAGGGAAACCCTTGGATTCTAGGAAGTCACCATACACCTTGTTAATTTCAGCAATAGTACCATGCTGCAATTCGGTGTTAAGGAATCGCTCACCCTTCTTGTATTTACGGAACTGTAATGGACCACCAGATTCAATAACATCATGTGTTGTCAAATCAAACAGTTTTTCTTTTTTAAAACGACCCTTGCTACCAAAAATGTCTTCTTTGGCAATAGGGGTCAACTGGTGATAAACATGGTCGTCCAAGTAAGACAACTCGTTAATGTCAATCCCTCTTGTCCTTGCTAAATCCCTAGTCTTTTCCTGCAAACGACTATAGATTGCATCTGACCAGTCTTTGAACTTGTACGCCGCTTCACGAGCGGCGGGACTAAGACCACCAATAAGAGTAGGTGATTCTACAGCATGGACAATGTTACTGAAAGTGGCATCGCCAGTTTCATCAAGCAAGTTAAGCAACTCAATATGTGGCTGTGATTCAGCGCTAATTATTTCCGTCATTAATCGCCCATGACCACGAGTATTAAACTGTGCAGACCTTTCAGCCAACGAAACAAGGAAGTCTTGGTTAAACCTGTTCATTGAACCAGCACGGAAAATACCAGATTGAACAGCAGGACGCATTAACTTAGGTGTTGTTATAGCCTCAAGGAATTGCCCTGGCTTTGATGTTAACGCAATGTCACCAATGTTGGCACGCAAAGCACCACCAGTATAACGCCAAGCCTTGGCTAAACCATCACTATATTTAACTTCTTGACCGAACCATTTAACTCCAGAGAAAATTCCTTCAGCCTCACGAATGTACTTAGGGATTTCAGTTGGACCGTAACGGGCAATATTACCCAACAATGGTTTAAGTTCAGGATACTTTGTAATCATCGGCACCATACGGTTTGACAAAGCCAACCGTCCAGCCTTAGACGAAACGCTAGCACCCATCGTCATGTATGTTAACGGGTCAAACACTACACCAGCAGCAAGTTCAACAGCAAGATTCTCATCCGCTTTACCACCATTATACCAGTTATTACGACCAATCAACCAAGAACTATCAGTAGCCTTATCAGCAAACTCACCTAAGTCAGCCTTAACAGGAACCCAGTTGCCAGATTTATCTCGTGACTTTAAAACAATCTTTTGTCCATCAGCAGTTTGTGGCATAAAGAACTGACCAATACCTTCGGTCGCTTCAACAGCACCAGCCTGAATACCACGGATAAGACCTTCACTAGCCGCCAAAGCAGGCTTACCAATATACTTCTTAAACGGATTAATCAAACCACTACTTAAAGAGTTTTGAATTATACCACTAATGTTGTCGCCCTTTTGGGTGCGCAAGACATTCTCTGTCCACTTGCGTTTCTCAGCCTCGGACAAATTAGGGTCATTCAAAACTTTCATATCAAGTTTGCTACCCTTAGTACGCAAATCACGCATAGCCTTAGTGACTTCAAGATTGAAAGCAGGATTACCAGAAGAACCAGAATCACCAGCAACAGTGGATGGCACAGTAACAACAGGTTTGGTTACATCAGCATACTTGGTAATACGAGTAATACCAAACGAATCTGTCCAAGTTTCGTTACCGTTCTCATCAACGCCAGCACCAAAAGGTGATGGCGCAGTTGAACCAATCTGCTTGCTAAATGGTGATTTACGAATCATATGTCCCTCTAGTTATTTAGTTTTCTTACCAAATGCCTTAGCCAAAGCAGGGAAAGCCTGCTCAGCCGTCTTGCCAGTCTTCTTGGCATCAAAGTTAGGATTCAAAGCCTTAACAGCCTCTTTAAAGTTGGCGTACTGTGAAGGCGCTGTAGCAACAGCCTGAGTACGGGCATCCTTTGAACCAGCAACAGGTGTCGGACCAGCCTCAAGAATAGTCTTAGCACGAATAGCAGCAGCCTCATTAATGAGTTTCTGAATCTCTGCATCACTAGTGCCCTGTGCTGCTGCCGCATCACCCTTAATCTTATCCAACTGTGTTTGATAATCCGATTGGAAACTAGTACCAACCTGAGATTTCTTTGTAGCCAAATTCTGCAAAGCAGCCTGCAACGCTTGTGCGTTAACATTCTGCATACCAGCCTCATAATTCTGCTGACCAACATTCAATTGACCCATAGCCCACTTTTGCAAATCAGAAGTAGCACCAGCGGTCTGTTGCGCCAAATTAGTAGCCGCCTGAACTTCTTCTGTCCCCGCACCTTGCTGTTGCAAAGCAGCCAACAAAGGATTCTCTGCAACATTCAAAGTAGTTACAGGGGCGGTGTAACCAACACTAGGTTTAAACGACTTAGTGTACTGTTCACCAGCACCAGTAATAGCCTTCTGGGCTGTACCAGTATCAGTCTCCAACTGCTTAAGCATCAAATCTAGTCGCTCTTTAGCACTAGTCTCCAAGCCACCATACAAATCTTCTATACGCTTATCAGCAGTAGCCTTCTGCGTAGCGGCACTAGACTCCAAGAATGTTGCACTGGACTCACCAGCAGCCCTAGCACGAGCAGTTTCAATAGCCTTAATGCGGTCAGCCTCTGCTTTGCGTGCTGCGGTAGCAGCCGCATTAGCGCCCTTGGTTTCCTGCGCTAAAGCAGCATCATACTTTGCTTTAATCTCGGAGTTAATAGAATCAGCAACGGCAATCTGCGCTTCATATTGTTTCATGAAGTTAGGGTCATACTCAGCCTTGTTTTCTTTAACCAAAGCCAAATGTTCCTGAAAAGCCTTATTAGCGTTCTGCAAAATAACAGTAACATTCTGGTAACTAGGGTCCTGAGTGTAATCAGTACCACCCTTGCCAGCAGCGGGAACATAAACATATGTTCCCTTTTGTTCATCCCAAGTCCAAGACATAATTACTCCTTAAGCACCATACTCTTTTAACGCCGCAGCAGCATTAAAAATATTTTGTTGTTTAGCCAAAGCCAACTGCTGTAAATAAGCATCAAGGTCAGCAGTCTGAGCAGCCTCAGTCTGCGCCAAACGATTCAACTCATCTTGCAACGACTGTGTAGCCTCACCAATCTTACCTTGCATAGTAGCCGCATACCGTTCCAAACCAGCACGGGCAATACCAGACTGCACATTAGGACCCTGAATACCACGCTTACCATAAGCAGCCTGCTGTGGACGGAAACCTTCGGTGTACTGTCGGGTTAAATCAGCGATACCTCGTGTACCACGCATCTGTCCCAAAGAGGCAGCCTGCTGATTAGCAATAGATTCTTGTGACCTACGGCGGCGTGCAGTAGCCTCCGCCATACCATAATCACCATAAAACATACTAGCCAAGTCACTCATACTGCTGTCTTCTTCTCTAGTTCTTCTAACCTTTTAGTAATTCTTTCAATCTCAGCCTGTAACGAAACAAAAATGCTTTGCAAAGTATCCTTGTCAGCACTTTTCAGCACGGACAATTGAGGTATCTTATATGCCATTATCCAAATACCTGTGCGCCCAAAACAACTTGGTCACCATCACCACCAGTAACTAGGTTGGTTGCCACATCGGCAGCCAACTTGGCAAAAGTAACAGAACCAGCGTCCAGTCCTGTCCCTGCTGCGAGTGCTTCAACATATGCCTTGATTGCGGAGAAGTTAGCATTAACTTCGGACGCAACAGCAGGGGTAGCATTTACGAATGTATTTGGAATAACTAAAGCAGTCATATTTAACCTTTAACTCTACGAGATTGAAACTTGTATCCGATACTATTAATTCCCCACTTTTCGGCAGGAGGACCAGTGAACTCCATCTGAACCGTTCTAGCCAAACCAAGATTATTTCCAGTTAACACAATAGAACTAATAGCACCCTGTGACCAGTTTTGTCCCCAAATACCAGAACCCCAAATCAAACCACCAGCATCGGGAGTTTGAGTTAAATTAAATGTACGGCGTTCTTGGTTAGCGCCCTCAGCAAAATCATGGTAAACATCAACGCTAATGGTTGATGCAGATGATGTTTCTTTAACAATAAAGTCTGGTCTGCGCCACATCTTTTTGGTAACATAGTTACCACCATCCATCCATTTAGTTCTATAGTAACTAAGGAAACTTTGCGTGGTTCCGTTAATATTATCCTGAACCTCATCATAGAGGTCAACACGCACAACATAAGGTTGTGCGGGATGAATCATTAAACGGTAATCCAATCTACTTGCATCAGTCCAATCACAACCAGCAATAAGCCCATAGTTGTCATATGTAGAAAACATGGTGTAAACACCAGAACCAACACTAGGGTCAAACACAAAGTTCACGGTAGGGACAGTAGCCAAATCACCAGTTGAATATGCTGCAGAAATCCACACACGACGACCAACCCAAGACACACTAATAGATTCATGTTCTGCAGGGTTAATGTGGTTAACATCAATGGCGCTACGCAAGTTAACAAACTTGTCTTCAATGCTTGAACCATTATAATAATACAGTCCTTGGTTATGGCTAAACCAATATACTCCATCTTCAGCCTGTGCAAGTGCATGATGGCTTAAGCAGCCAATACGGTTTGTTAATTCAACAACCTGAAAGTTATCTGAATCATAACCAAACACAGCATAAACAGCGTTGGGTTTAAAAACAACCAACTGTCCAGAAACAACAGCCATACCAGTGATACCATTGCCACCACCAACTATATCAAAATAGTCATCAGCAGCCCAGTTCTCAGGCGCATTTTCCAATGACCAGCGAATACGGTTAGGGTAATATGTTCCAGCCTCAGTTGTATTAGCAGCCCACATCTTGTTAGCATGAACAATCAAATGTTCCGCAGTAGGCATTTTACGCTGAGTGGCATCAGGAGTTGTCTGCCAGTCATGAGGATTGGTGCCAGACGCTGTTAAAGCAAAAGCGTAAGTATCTGTTGTAGCCCACACATAACCACCGTTACCAGTAGAACCACAAGCAATATACATTTTATCTGCCCACTGAGCCATACAAGCACCATGCGCACTAGGTGATGTAATGTCCACGCCAGCAGAAGACTCCAAAGTAGTAAAGTTACCACCAGTAGAACGGAACACTTTTGTTCCGTTCGTCAACATAACAGTAGCAGTAGCACCACTAAACGAATACAACTTATGTGGATTCCAAGTGCCATCAACAGCGGTAGTATTCAGCGACCGTTGTGCACCACGACTAAACACGCCGCCTCGTGGGTCAATTTCAACATTAAGCATCTTAGGTGATTCGTTGTCTTTCAACTGGAACTGGTCTGCACGAAAGTTTAAACCACCAGTAAAATCAGTAACCTGCTTAACAGAAATTTTAGCCATTATTCGCTAGATTCTTTCCCATGGACTGCATCCAACCACTAAAGGTTGGGCGACCCTTGGTTTGTCCTGCAGACAAACGCATATGCGCATGGTTACTAGGTTTCTGAATATTTTTTGCAGCGAGGACAACAGCCTCATCAAATGACTTTTTATATTCGCCAGCCATAACAGTATCTTCAAGGCGCTGGTAAATACGGCTGCAAGCATAATACACTAAAGCAAAATGCAAGTTTGCTGCAGCGTCAACAACATCGTCTTCGCCAACCCAGTCAGTAGGTTCACGATAGCCACGAACTTTCAAAGACCGAACATTGTTCGGCTTTGGAAACAAATGAATCTTGCCTTCCCAAATAGCATAAAACAATGGGTCACCACTAGTGTCGTATGACCCAACATAAGTTGTTTCAGCCATGTCGTAAGGAACCATGTCCAAACTCAAGCCAATACCAGTTTCGTCAACAATAGAAACAATCTGGCTAATAGGGTCAGCAGTGAAGTTTGCAATAGGATATGCACGCTGTTCGGTAACAGTATTAAAAGTAAACGACTTCTCTAACCAAGCCCAACGCTTTTCCAAGTCAAGGATACGATAATATCCGTCACGCAAATACAAGTTCAACAACGAATCTGGAAGGTCATCCGCATCCAAATCAGTAATGTCACGAACCGTAGCACGCAAATCCGATGCCGTCATAGTTTGATATGCCATACTACTCTCCAGACTCTATAACTTCAGCAACCTGCTCCAAACTCTTAGCCTGCTTCAAATGCCCAGCGCACAGTTCTTGTCCACGCACCTTGTTAGCACCACAAGTGTCATCGTTTCCACCGCATTTGTCACCACGCCCAACATAAGGGGCGCTGCCTGTTGCTATACGGGCATCAGCATTATGGGTAAGCCTTTGGTCGTACGCAGGACGACCATACAGGGAATGAGCGGGAACAGAGTTATTTGCCATCATAATACGGGATTTGTTCCCTTACGGGAGCAAATCTGCAATAGGGGTATTAAGGAAGTCCCATCCCTTGGAAACTGGACTACCAATATACTTTTGCAAAACCTTGCGTGTCTTAGGGTCAATAGACCCAGCACCATACATACCGCCAGCCTGAAGGACCTTCGGAATAGTTCCCTTAGGGAGTTTCCCAACCAACCCAGCCGCCTGCATGGTACCCCAAAAGTTTAACGGCAAAGCAGCAACATCGGCAATAGAACCCTTGCCCTCCATTGTCCGTGCACCACCAGCAAAACCCATCAACTCACCCAACTGGGTTTTAGCAGCAGCACTCAAACTTTTACCACCAGCAGCAATAGTGTTCATAATAGGTGCCAATGATGCAGATAGTGGGTCACGCCCACCATAGGATGGTTGGCGTGCATCAGTTAAAGCCTGCTGTTGTTCAGGTGAACCAATAATTAATTTCTCTAGTAACGCACGCCTATCGGCGGGCGGAACACCTTGAGATGTAGCAGGAGTTAAACCTTTAGCATATTCAGCAATAGGACCAAAACCGATTTTCCCAATAGTTTTATCACTAACAGTTTGACGAACAGCCATCGGGCTAACACCTGTAGGTGTTCCAGCGGAAGGTGAGGGAGGCGGGACCTCCCGCTGGAACGGAACAGTTTTCTTTGATGCAGCAGGTTTCTTAAAGCGTGGCATTACTTTTTAGCGAGGACAAGTTTGCCACTGGCATCACGAACCCACTTGCGACCCTTAAGTTCAGACTTTGGAACATCTGCTGGAACATAAACGGTTGAACCACTTTCACCAGCCTTAGTGGTGTATCCCTTACCAAATTTATCTTCCAACTTAACTTCCTGAGCAGCCTTCATCTGACCGCTTCTCAGTCCTTGAGCCTTAATGTTATATTCATTAGCCTCAATTTCAGCCTTAGTTACAGCCTCACCACCAATCTTTGGAACATCCTTAAGCATTTCCAAATAACGGTCCTTGGTAATAACGCCTCGTTCAAAGTCTTTAGTGATTTTCTTCAAAGCATCTTTAGCGGCAGGACTGGTTACTTTTTCTGCTGCATCCCTAGCACCACGAATAACGCTTTCTTCCTGCGCTGCACGCAACTTGGCTGCACTTTCAGTAACCTCAGACTGCTTAGTCGCAGCCTCATTAAGTTTTTCGTCAATAGTCTTAGCAGGCTTAACAGTACCATCACCAGCCTCCTGAACATCCTTAGCCTCAAACTTCTTTTCCTTAGTGATACGAAGGTTTCGTTCAGCACGAGTTTCCCACTTAGGAACAGTCATCTTTTTGCCATCAATAATAATTTCCTCAGTAATCTGTTTGCCTTCCTTATCCATAATCGGCAACAAATTCTCATCCTTAGCCATACGGGTTAACTTAGCCAAGAAAGATTCGCTTTCACCAGCAGCCTCAGCCTTACCCTTCTGGGTAACCAAAGCAGTCTTAACACCAGACATACGGGCTTCCTCAGGAGTAAGTTCCTTAATGTTCTTAATACGAGTAGCAGTAGCCTTCTCAGAACCAGCAGCAGCCTTCGTCATCTGCTCAGTAACTTCCTTAGTCTTAGTGGAAATCAATTCCTTAACTTGGTCCCTAGAAAGTTCAGCCCCAGCATCCTTAGCCTCTTTAACAGCCTTAAAAACCTCAGCCTCAACACGCTTCAAAATAGCGTTCTCATTAACATCAAAACCAGAACCATACATTTTGTTAATCTGGGTAGCAAGACCCTTCTCACCAAACTGTGTTTTCATGGTTTCACTCATCGTCTTGTCAATAATGTCTTCGGTTTCTTTGACATTAACAAGTTTGTTTTCGGCACGACTTAACTTTTGACCAGCCTCAGCAGCAGCCTTATCCGTAACATTCTTAGACGCATTGTACGCAGCCCTTTCCGCCTTAGACATCTTAGCCAACTCAGCAGCGCTAACCTCACCTGTCCTCGCTGTAGCGGGTTTAGGTGCAGGAGTATCAACTTGTTTGGCAATCTTGCCAACAATTTCCTCAATCTCATCGGCTGCTTTACCAGCAGCCTTCAAAGTTGCACGAAGGATGTCATCCCATGAAGCCATTATTTATCACCCTTCTTCAAATTCTTGAAGTATTCTTGTTGTTTGGCAGCCGCTGCACGGCGTGCCTCAGGAGTTCTAGTGGAAGCATGTGCTGCTTTGTTGGCATCAGATTTAGCCTTAGATTCAGCACGACCAGCCAAACGGCGTTCTTCATTCTCCACAGCATTTAACTTACTGTTACGAATATACTTTAGGTCTTTATCTGCGGCAGCCGCAAACTCGTCTGCCGACATAATATCAGAAAACTTTTCTGTAGTTTTAGCATGGACAACATCGTCAAACTTAGGA